CGTCAAGCTCGGACGCCCTGGAGAGCCCTGCATTGTCCGCGGCTCTACGAAGATGCCACTGACCGATGGACAGCATGCCGTGATCGCGGCACTCATAGAAGCCGGCGCAGAAGGTCTCACCAAGGACGCGCTCGAGGCAATCCGGCGAAGCGCGCGTCGCATGCTCGATGACCTGCGGAAGGACAGTGATTGGGCCGCTGTCATCCGAATGGCGGGGCGCACCAACGGTCGCTATCGCATCCGCATGTAATCCGGGGCCCATGCACCTTTGAGCACCTTGACGTGCACGAATGTGCACCACCTGCGTGCGGACACTGCTGCGTCATCGCAATCAGGCGATGCGTAACAGAAAGGCATCCGCTATGCAGACACGTCCCCGACCCCCCTAACTCATTGCAGGGAGCGCCTGCGACCGCAGAGACCCGCTCCTCGCCACGGGGCGAATCCGCCCCACCCCCTTGCTCGTCTCCGTGCTGATCAGCCAAGCGTGAGCGAGCGACCCTCACAGTAGCACCACCCCCGCATTGAACATGACTCACACGCGGCCCTTCGCGTCAGCGCGGTGGCTGCGCGCAGAACCAGAAGGAACAAGACATGGACGTTGATCCCGCCATCATCGAATTCGCCACCAAGGTCATCAGCTCCGAGGTCCGGACGCTCCGCGTGCGCGGCGTGATCCGCCGGGACGACGAGGAGGACATCGCCAGCACACTCATGCTTCAGCTACTCGAGGCTTGGGGGGGCTTCAACTCGGCCCGTGCGCCGGCCGCGGCGTTCGTCCACCAGATCGTGAGCACACGCCTCATCTCCATCCTGCGCAAGCGCAGTGCTCAGAAACGTCGCGGGCGCACGGTGTCGATCGATGCTTCGGACGAGCGGCTCGTGGACCGCACTTCGGCGACCGCGGATTGGCAACGCCAGATCGACATCAAGTGCGATCTCAAGGACGCATTGAAGCAGCTCACGCCGAAGCAGCGTGAGATCTGCGACATTCTTCTCCGCGAGGCGGTGACGCCGGCCGCGCGCGAGATGGGCGTCCCGCGCAGCACGTTGCGGGACGCGATCGCCAAGATCAACACGACCTTCAGCGACGCTGGTCTTGACCAATACCTGGGCACCCCGCCACATCGCGACGACGCCGCGTAGATGGTCTGCGGAGAACACCCATGAACACGCTCGCCGCCCTAGCGGGCCGGTCGGTGTACCGGCTCGCGTTCACCATCCCCGTCGATATGGAGACCGTCGAGGAGACGCTCCTGCTTGCCGTCCTCGCGGTCGGTTGCCTGCACGGCGAGTCCGCCGTTCGGCTCGACGCCGGGTACGGGCTCGACCGGGACGACCGCGTCGTCGTGATCGACGCGGGCACGCAGATTGGCTGCGCCGTCGCGCGGGTGTTCATCGGGTTCTGCACGCGCGAGTTCGGCGACGACACCTTCCGTGTCGAGCGCGCCGGCGGGTCCGCGCCCACAGCCCCGCGATCACGCAGTCGTCCGGAGGCCGTGGCATGACGTGACTCGCTCACGGTCCCCAACCGCTCGTGGGGCTGGGCTGGGAGCTTCGCAAATGAGATCCAGCCCGGCGACCTGAAGCACCAATTGGAACCAGACGGAGGACACATGACACTGATGCAGCAGATCCAGAAGGGGCGGCACCCCAAGCCGCGGCGCGTGATGCTCTACGGCACGCACGGGATCGGCAAGAGCACCTTCGGGGCGATGGCCGACGCGCCCGTGTTCGTGCCGACCGAGGACGGGCTGGCGGACATCGACTGCGAGTCGTTCCCGCTGGCCCAGAGCCTCGGGCAGGTGATGGCCTCGCTCGAGGCGCTCTACACGAACGACCACGCCTACCGCACGATCGTCATCGACAGCCTCGACTGGCTGGAGCGGCTGATCTGGGCCGAGGTCTGCGCCGACAAGGGCGTCGAGTCCATCGAGGACGTCGGCTACGCGAAGGGCTACACCTTCGCCATCGACAAGTGGCGCGCGGTGCTCGGGGCGCTCGACGCGCTACGCAGCGACCGCGGCATGGCCTCGATCCTCATCGCTCACGCGAAGATCGAGCGGTTCGACAACCCCGAAACCGAGCCGTACGACCGCTACAGCCCTCGGCTGCACAAGCTCGCCAGCGCCCTCGTGCAGGAGTGGTGCGACGAGATCCTGTTCGCCACCTACCGCGTCCACACGCGGAAGGTGGACGAGGGATTCAACAAGACCAAGCACCAGGGCATCGGCACGGGCGAGCGGATCGTCCGGACCACCGAACGCCCGGCGCACGTGGCCAAGTGCCGCATCCCGCTGCCCGAGGAGTTCCCGCTGGACTTCCGCGTCTTCGCGGCGCTGGTCCGCGGCGAGCAGCCGCCCGAGTCCACCACCGACGAGAACAGCGCGCCCGCCGGGGGCGACGCGCACGCACCAGAAGAAGAAGGAGCCTGATCAATGGCAAGCCTGAACGGATTTGACGCCAACGAAGTCGATCCCAACGTCGCCTTCGAGCCCATCCCCGCGGGCGATTACCTCGCCGTCATTGTCGCCTCAGACAGGAAGCCGACCAAGAACGGCGCCGGCGAGTACCTGCAGCTCGAGATGGAGGTGATCGAGGGCCCGCACAAGGGCCGCAAGGTGTGGGACCGGCTGATGCTCAAGCACACCAACTCGCAGACGGTCGCCATCGCGAAGAGCACGCTGTCGGCCCTGTGTCGAGCGGTCGGCGTGATGCAGCCCAAGGACAGCGTCGATCTGCACAACCTGCCGATGCTGGTGAAGGTGGCGTGCAAGAAGCGAGACGATACCGGCGAGATCACCAACGTCGTCAAGGGGTACAAGAAGAAGGGCTCGTCGTCCCCGGCGCCCGCGGCCGCCGGAGGAACGCCCCCGTGGAAGCGGTGAGCCACCCACTCGACGATGGAGCCCGCTCGTTCGAGCTGCCCTACCCGCCCTCCGTGAACCACTACTGGCGTCGGGTCGGCGCCGCGACGCTCATCAGCCGTCGCGGGCGGGCGTTCCGCGAGGAGGTGTGCGTACGGCTGGCCGGCTCGCGCGCCAAACGCCTGGACGGGCGGCTGGCGATCCGCATCCTCGCGTGCCCGCCGGACGCCCGCCGGCGCGACCTGGACAACATCCAGAAGGCGCTGCTCGACGCGCTCGAGCACGGCGGGGTGTACGGCGACGACGCGCAGATCGACTGCCTGTTCGTCGAACGGGGGCCGATCACGCCCGGGGGCAAGGTGCTGGTCCAGGTGACGGAGATCGCGGCGTGAAGCTCCGCCCGTACCAGCAGGAGGCGGTCAACACCGTGTACGAGCACCTGCGCACGCGGGACGACAACCCGTGCGTGGTGATCCCGACGGGCGGGGGCAAGACGCCGGTGATCGCGACGATCTGCCGCGACGCGGTGTCGCTCTGGGAGGGCCGCGTCGTCATCCTGGCCCACGTCAAGGAGCTGCTCGAGCAGGCCGCCGACAAGCTGCGGGCGATCGCGCCGGACATCCCGCTGGGTATCTACTCGGCGGGGCTGAAGCGCAAGGACCTGGGCTACGCCGTCACGATCGCGGGCATCCAGTCGGTGTACCGGCGGGCGTGCGACCTCGGGCCCGTGGACTTGGCCATCGTGGACGAGGCGCACCTGATCCCGGCCGAGGGCGAGGGGATGTACCGCCAGTTCCTCGCCGATGCCCGGGTCGTCAACCCGCGGGTGCGCGTCGTCGGGCTGACGGCGACGCCGTTCCGGATGAAGACGGGCCCGATCTGCGAGCCAGAGAACATCCTCAACGAGGTGTGCTACGAGATCGGCGTCCGCGAGCTGATTGTGCAGGGCTACCTCTCGGGGCTGAGGACCAAGGCGGGATCGGGGAGAATCGACACGGGCGGCCTGCACGTGCGCGCCGGCGAGTTCGTGGCCAGCGAGGTCGAGGACCTGATGGACGAGCAGTCGCTCGTCGAGGGCGCGTGCGCCGAGATCGTCGAGCACACGCGGGACCGCAACGCCGTTCTGATCTTCTCGTCGGGCATCCGGCACGGGCAGCACATTGTCGAGGTTATGCGCGACCGGCACGGCGTGGAGTGCGGGTTCGTCACCGGCGACACCCCCGCCGGCGTGCGCGCCGCGATCCTCGACCGTTTCCGCTCGGGCGAGCTGCGCTACCTCTGCAACGTCAACGTGCTGACCACGGGGTTCGACGCGCCACACATCGACTGCGTCGCGCTGGTGCGGCCGACGATGTCGCCAGGGCTCTACTACCAGATGGTCGGTCGCGGGTTCCGGCTCTCGCCGGGCAAGGACGACTGCCTCGTCCTCGACTTCGGCGGCAACGTGCTGCGGCACGGGCCGGTGGACGCGATCCGCCTGGCTACGGACGACAGGGGCGAGGGCGACGCGCCGGCCAAGGAGTGCCCCGCGTGCCGAGCGCTGGTCGCGGCCGGGTATCAGACCTGCCCCGAGTGCGGGCACGAGTTCCCCGAGCGCGACCACGGCAAGCACGAGGCGGAGGCCAGCACCGAGGGCATCCTGTCCGGGCAGACGACGCGCGACGAGCACCAGGTCAACGAGGCCACCTACCACGTCCACTTCAAGCGCGGCGATCCCAGCGCCCCGCCGACGATGCGAGTGGAGTACCGCTGCGGGTTCAACACCTACTTCCGCGAGTGGGTGTGCTTCGAGCACACCGGGTACGCGCGGGCCAAGGCAGAACAGTGGTGGCGGGCGCGGGCGGTCGAGCCCGTCCCGGACAGCGTCGAGGAGGCGGTCGAGCTCGCCG